GACAAAGATACAGCCGCGACTATTGTGCGTATCTTTGTCAACGATGAATTTGCTGTCGCGGCTACACTGGCACTAGCAGTCGCCAAGGTAAAGTCGAGCGCGTCTAGCTGCTCAAGATTACCAAATTGGTCAAGACTGTCTAGGCTTCCCCAGCTATCTAGTTCCTCTAGCGTAGCCATCAGCTACACCTAAGCCGCAGTTACGTCTAGGTCGCCAATAGCAATTTTCAGGATGTCACCAACGTCAATTGTCTTTGCGGTTGTGAACGATCCGTGAATTAAAAGATTGCCGCCGGATAGCGCGTCAAAAATGCCAAAATGCGAAATTGACCCCCAAGAAGAACCAGTCGCAGGATTGAACTCAATTGCCCCGCTGTTACTTGTTGTGCCTGAGGCCGCCACGCTGAATGTGGCGCTCTCACGCGCATAGTTGCTGCCGGAAAGCTCAGTGCCGCTGTTGTCGTCGTTAAACGATGCAGTCGACAGCCCGACGTAGACAGTGGTCGGCATTGTGTATGCGCCGGTTCCAAGGATGTGGTCGAGAATTTCGTTCTCAAGATAGTCACTCATTGCAGACATAATTTAAGTCCCCGCTGCTTGCGATTGCCGTTGATAAATGCTGCTGATTTGCAGCGAGCCTGTGCCGTAATGGGCGCGTTGATTATCTACTTTTATTTGTGCCAAGGCCTTATCAAAGCGAGCCATATATTGAGCCGCCCTAGTCTCATCAAGAAGGTAGGCATAAGCCTCAGCGAGAGAGCCATACAGATAAGCATCAGGCGACCGGCTCAGGATTGTGTTTGTGAGGTTTGTCGCAGACAGCGCCTCAATTGAGCCGATATAGACAATCTCCATTTCGTATGTGGCGTCAGGCACAGGGCGAAGTTTTATCTCATCGCCCACAATGCTGTAGCCCTTGGGCTTGCCGCCACCATCTGATGCGTATTGCTCATCCAGCGCGACAGGGCTGTAGTATCTCAAAACAGTCAGCGGCGCGGTGTTTAGCTTTACCTCTCTGACCTCTCTTAGGTCAGTTGGCAAGCTCAGATATTCATTGCCTGACACAGTGTTTGCAGTTGCCCGCTTTTCCTGACTGCGTGTCTCCAGCTCGCGGCTCATAGTGGCCTCAGCCAGTGCAATAAAGTCAGGGATTTGCGCGGTCAAGTCAGAACGCGCCAAGAAGTTGGCTATGGATGTCTGCAAATCTGTGTAGGTCGCAATTGCCATTATACGTTACCGCCGCCTGTCCTGAAGTCTCGGTTCTCGCTATTATTCAGCCAAGCCTTCCAGCCCTTTGGGTTTTCGGCTGGCGTGCCTAGTGTCTCTAGCAAGTGATTATACACGACATTTGGTATTTCCGCTACATGCGACATATGGCGCTGGGTATTGCCAATCATGCTGCCCTTTGAATAGTCGTTATTCATCTGCCGGTTTAATTTAATCAATGTGTCAAAGCGCTGGGTCGTCTCAATGATGTCTGTGCCATCAGAGCGCTGATCCATAACCACTTCTTTTGCGGTGTGAGGATCGGTGTATAAAATTCGTTTCATGTTTTCCCCTTATGAAAGAGAGGGGGCAGTCGCCCGCCCCCTCAGATTTATTATGATCCGTTAAGATCGAAGACAACCGCATGTGCCTTAGGCGCGGTAGGCTTAAGCGCCCACTCCGACACCAGATGGCTAGTCTTTGCGTCGCCGTCCTGACTCAACTCCTGCTCAAGGAAGTTACGTCCGTTGAGTGTGCAGAGAGACACAAAGTCTGGGTCAATCAAGAACACACGGTCGTTACCCAACAAGCGTGATGGAACAGCCTCAACAGTGCCGAAATCTGTCAGGAACACTGATGTTGAACCGACGTATGTGACTTCCTTGGCGGCAGTCATGTTAACGTCGTTTGACACCAGATTGCCTGAAGCAGACAGGTCTGAGAAGTTCGCACGGTTGGTCGCTGACGCAATCATCAGGCGAGGGTTTCCGCCGTCTTCCCACGCATCCTGCATCCCATCTTCGATGAGGGCAAGTGTCAATGGGCGTGCGGTGCCTGAGGTGATTGTTGTTGTGCCGTCGGCACCAACAGCAAAGGCCCCGGTGGCACCCACACTACCATTTGACATCCAGCAGGTCAAAGAAGCTGACTTGCGTGGGTCTGAACCGTCGCGTGCGACGTCTGTGTCACCGATTGCTTTTTCGATGTCCCGGCGAAGCTCAAGTGCTTTTAACACTTTTTGGTAATTGTGCTCACGTTCCCTACCTGCTGAATCAACAGCGTCGAGTGTGCCTGATGTTGCAAACACCTTCTTTGAGATTTGGTGGTAGTTACCAATCCGTGCAGTTGGTGTCGCCGCAGCAGTTGCGGTGGTTGCACCTTCGTTGTGGTAGTTAGTAGTTGACGCGGCGGTCAGCTCCTGAACTTGCCATTCGACGAAAATGCCGTTTGATGTTTCTTTTTTCACATTGGAAAAAATTGGTGTTTCTGCCGGATCAATCCGGTAGATGATGTCAGCGAGTTGCTCTTTCTCACCAACAGCGTTTGTGGTCGTAAAAACAGCCATTGTTTTGTTCCTTCGGGTTATCTACCCATCAAAAATTGTACAGCAGCGTCAACGGTGCCAGCCTTTTCAAACTGTTCACGCGCCTTCCGCCTTGAACGATTAGCAACTTCGCGCTTGGTTGCCGGTTGCCCTGCCTTGGCCATCTTCGGTGCTTGGCGAGTGCGCTTTTTGGTTGTGGGTTTCTTTTCCATTAGATTGTCCCACTTCCACGCTTTGTAGAGAAGTTCGATCGCGCGTGCATCGCTCGCGGATGAAATTTCTTCCTCGCTAAACCCGACACGCTTCTGTGCGTACTTAATGACTTCTTTCCGTTCAAACTCGCGGGTCTCGTCATTACGCCACTCAGGTATGCGCTCAAGCATTTCGGCACGTTGGTTAGTGAGGTGCTGCTTTAATTGCGCCTCATGCTCCTGCGCCTGTTGTTGGGCAATTCTCTGACGCTCTGCTGCAACTTGGTAGGCTTGCTTTTGTTGCTTGTCCCACTCTGTCTTGGCAAAGAAAATGTCGTCAGTCGAATAGCCCTCATTCTTCAAGGCTGACCAGTCAGGTTCCTCAGTGAGGTTTGTCTGCTGGAGTTGGGCTTGCAGTAACTCAAGTTGCTGCGCGTAAGCGTCTCGGAGCTGTTTTGTTTCGGCTGCCTCAGCAGCAAATGCCTTGCGTTGCTCGGCCAGTTCCATTGATCGCTTAGTAAATGCCTCCTGACGTTGGTAACCCTTGAGAGCTTCTTCAAGGTTAACTTCCACTTCCTTGCCGTCCACCTTTACGGTGTACAGCTTCTCAGTGGGTTCCTCGTCGTAGTCCTCGTTGTCATCATCGTCGTCGTAGGCATCTTCGCCGTCATCAGCCTCATCATCATAGTCGTCATCTTCGGGGGCATCCTGCGCCTGATCTTCGGATGAGACTTGCGCCTCGGCTTCGGGCTGTTGAGGCTGTTCTTCAGCCTCATTTCGCTCATCTGTAACGGTGTCCTCGGTGGGAGTGTTCAGAAGGCTAATTGCGTCATTCATTGAAATTGCGTCGGTTCCATTAGGAGTATCGACCATAATATATCTACCTTATCTCTTGTTAAAAGTGGAGCGCCTCTTGACTTCGTCAATTTGCGATTGCGCCATCTTACCATCCGATATCACCGTTTGAAAATACCCCTTTAGGGCTTCAAGGTTCTGGCTCAATTGGTAAATTCGCTCTCGGTCTTCGGCCTCACCTATGCCGCTTGACTTCCAAGCCTGAACAAACTGGCTCTCCAGATAGTCAAACGCCTCGGTTAACAACTCGTTTCTAAGCAGCGCCTCAGCCTTCTCAGCCCGCAGCACCGCTTCCCTCGCCTTACCTTCGTTCATTTTTTTCCTAACTTAGTAATGTGTATCCGTCTGTCGGATATGGCCGCTTAAAGTATTCTGGCCGGTATGCGCTCTGCTGCCTAAACGCAGTGTTTGCCGCAGCAAAATCTGAAGGCGAACCAAAGCCCGCGCCGTACCGTTGCTGGAACTGAGGCAGATTAGTTGGAGCCTCATCGAGCAAGCCCATACGCGCATACCCACCCGGCTGAAACGGAACTTGTGGCAAGCTAGGCTGGTCGCCCATAGAAGACCTTGTGTCTAGGCGGCAAGCCTGCATGTCTTCATCGAACATATAGCCCTCGTCGCATTGGCCGGTCGCTGGGTCTACTGGCTTGACTGGTGGGCGGTCATCGTAGCCGCCTTGCATGTCGAGAATATCTGGTCTTGGGTCTACACCTTGAATTACATTTCCAAATTCGTCAGTAATTGCCTTAATGCCTGATGTTGTCCTGCCAAATGGGTCTCTCCCTGTTGGGCCGCGCAGGTTGCGAGACTGTAACGCAGCTAATGCAGATGGCTCTAAGCCAGACCCTATTTCTCTTGGCGTAATACCGATAGAGCTAAGTAGCCCCTGCGGGTATCCTGTTGCTGATGCCGCGAGATTTCTGACGTTTTGCAGGGCGAGGTATCCAGCTACAGGGCTGTAAGACATCATTTCTTTGGCTTTAGCTTCACGCCGAGACAGGTCATAAAGGTCTGCGTTTAATTGCTTTAGCGCATCAATCTCTGACAATTGGCCAAGACCCATAATGGCGTCTCGGGACGCTTGAGTGCCGGTATCGAAGCCGCGCAACTGAGAGATTTGTTCCTGTGTTGGGTCAGGAGTGCCATAATCTTTTGCGGTGGCTCTGGATATTGTTGAAGCAGGCGCGGCAGCAGCAGCAATATTATTAAGTGCGGCGTTTACGGCAGCAGCATCAACACCTCTATCGCTAGCTACATTACCTAACCCCGCCATCGCCTGAGCTTCGGCAGCAGCTTGCTCTTCTGCCGCTAAACCTGAGTAGGCGCCAGCAGCAACATCATTCATAAAGCTATCAGAGTCACCGCCATAAACATCGTCTACAAAACTTTGCTCTCTCGACCTCATTTCATTTGGATTAGAACGGTCAGGTTGGCCTCCGCCTGCTCCACCGCCATCATCGCTAGAGCCAAAGCAGAACATCTGACGCTGCATATGCTCGTTATAGTCAAAACCA